GGAAGAACCTGTTCTATATCTGGTACAAGGAAGGACATCGAGGAAACATCCTCTTTGTTCAGGGTTCCGTTGCCCTCATGCCCAAGCACTATGCTGATGTCTTCAACGGATGGATAATAGACGGGACAGCCCTTCCTGACGATTCTGTATCAATTCGGACCTACGCATGCACTCATGAGTTCAAGATCCCGTTCAAGACTCTAGTCCAGCCCCATGTCGAACTGGACAACGATATGGTCCTTGTCGAGATGGGGGCGATGGTTGATCCTCGCCCAAAGATCGTGGAGCATTTCCTCTCTGAGAAGATGCTCAGTCGGAATCGTGACTACCGTACGGTTCTGCCGCTTCGCAGTGATCATGTCAGTCCTGGAACCTCAAGCCAAGCCTTGGCGTTTGCACACATGACCTCTCGTCCATTCGACGATCTCCACCTCTTTGGTACTGGTGCTCTGGTCCGAACAGCGTACCAGTACAATGTTTCCACTGACCGGGGCGATTGTGGCTCGCCTCTGATGCTGGTTGATCCTACGTCCGGCAATCAGAAGATTCTTGGAGTTCACATTGCAGGTATGCATACCCAGTCTCTCGGTTACGCTGCCGCTGTCACCCAAGAAGAGCTTACCGAAGCACTGGCCGAGCTGGAGAAAACCGAGCCCACTGACTTCCGTACGACTGGAGTTTTCGCTGAGCCACATGTGGGCACCGTCGATCCCGTCGACGCCCCCAAGGAGCTCCTTTGTTACGAAGTGATCCACAAGGTGAAGATGGTACCCCAGGCAACGCGCAATCAGATCATACCGAGCCACTTGCATAATCGGCTCGAAGGCGCGCCTCCCGTCACTCGTCCATCACGGCTGTCCCCTTTCATTCTTGCGGACGGCACTGAGATAGATCCGTTTCTCAATGCCGTCCTGCGCTGCTCGAAGTCCCCCCCTCCTTACCCAATCGACAAGATTCGCAAAGCATGGAACACTGCGATGTCCTATGTCAGCATGGGAGCGACGGAGGTGGATCGTCGGGCGCTTACTGAAGAGGAGGCCGTGAATGGGAGCCTCGAGTACCAGATGAAGCCCATCAATCGCGAGTCTTCCCCAGGATGGCCACTTGTGTATGATCGTCCAATCGGCTCTAAGGGTAAGACCTCGTTCCTCCCACAAGATCCAACCACTCTCAGAGTCGATCTCAGTCATCCTGCATATGCGGTTGTTCACAAACAAGTTCTCAAGATTCTGGACGACATCGACCATGATCGTCTTCCAGATGTCAGATTCACCGCGTTTCCAAAGGATGAGCGCCGATCGCATGCCAAAGTTGATGCCGGTCTTACACGGTTGATTCACGGTTCACCTCTCGCATTCGTCATCGTCTGTCGTATGGCGTTTGGCGCTTTTGAGAGTTGGCTGAAAATCAACTGTGGTAAGAACGGCACTACTGCAGGTGTGAATCCCTACAGTGCAGACTGGGAGATACTGTTCCGCAAGCTCGCCCGTGCAGCTGGTGGTGATACGGATGTTCTTGACGGCGATTTTGGGGAGTTCACCACCCACTCGCCGTTGTTCCATCATGCGGGCAAGGAAGCGATCAATGATTGGTACGCCCTTGGGAAAGATCCTCACCTCGCTAGATGGCAGAAGGTTCGCACCTACTGCATTCTCTGCATCGCCCACTTCCTTCTGGTCTACAAGGAGTGGGTGCTGCTCATTCTCGCTGGGGAACCCACCGGTCATCCTCTCACAACTGTTCTCAACAGCATCTACTGCATCGTTCTCTTCGTTCTTCTCCACCATGAGTCTCTTGATCGCGATGAATCGTCGTGGTCACGCTTTGCTAAGGAAGTGTTTATGATCTCACATGGAGATGATCACGTGGTCGCACCT